CTTAATGCAAATAAATCTGCATCTGAAAGTGCACTAATTTGTTGTGTAAAATCTTCTATGCTTATGTTGTCAGTTCTGCCATCTGCATAAGTAACGCTTCCACCAGCCTGAAACATTTTACGATTCATGAAGTTCATCAACTACTACCTTGTCTTGGAGCTAAAGCACCGTAAGCGCTGAATGCAGCACCTAGTCCTGCAGCTGATGGATCTGTTGGCATACCGTAACCAGAATCAATCTGTGTTTTTGATGCTTGATAGCCTGGTAACATAGAGCCTATTTGTCCTAACACACCTAATGGTCTTTGTTGTTGTCCTAGTTGTTGTTGATAAATTCTACTTAAACCAGTTTCAGCAATACCTCTTCCTGTTCCACCAAAGCCTGCTAGTTCACCTCTTTGACCAGCTCTCAGACTTTCTTGTGTAGCACCAAGTCCTGTCAATTCACCACCATATCCTGCTAGCTGTGATCCAAGTGCTGATGCGGCACTACCTCTACCAACACCAATACCCATCAATCCCTCAGCACCAGTTCTTTTGGCCGCTTGTTGTCTTGCAAACTCACCAAGTCCTGTTCTTTGTGCTTCGCTAAATCCTGTCTGTCTTATACCACTTAATGCTTTTGCTAGACCCTCTCCAAGGTCTTGTCTACGTTCTTCTGCACCAAGTCTAGCTCTACTGCCGCCAAATGCTCCTGCACTAACCTCACGAGCTCTCTCAGCAATATCTTCCTTATCGCCAGCTTTCATAACATCTTCTATGGTTTGTTGCACTACAGCGTCTTCAAAGGGATTGTAGAACTGTTGTGTCATGCTTGGATCATAAGCACCCATTGTATCTTGATAAATTTGTTCAGCTTGTGTGTAATATGGGTCTTGTAACTGTTCTGCTCTTCTTGATTGTTCTATAGCTTGATTTACCAAATCTCTGTTTTGTTGTAAGAATGGTTCAAAACCACCTATACCTGCTACAGCTTGCTGTCTTGCAAGTAATTCTAATGGTGTTAATCCTGCTGTTTGTTGTAAAGGTACATCGCTACCAATTAGGTTCGCACCTGCTTGTTGAAGTTGTTGATAAAATCCAGGTGAATCTTGAGTTCCAAAATAAAGAGATCTTATTAAAGGATCTGTAATTATTTCAGATGCTCGTTGTTCTAATAAAACAGGATCTATTGCACCCATAGGCATAGATGGGGTGGGTACTGCCCCCACATCTGTTGTCGCTGCAGCTGGCGTGGTAGGGGTAGGTTCAATTGGAGGAACAGTTGGTTTTTGTACTTCATTTCCAACCATGTCTGCAAGAGAACCAATCTCAAAATTCTCTGGTATTCCAATTCTGTCAAAATAATCTTTATCAAAAACTTCTTGTCCTGTTGTTGCTACAAAATCTGGAGGCGTTACACCTGCTGAACCAATAAACTGTCCATCTAGTCCACGAATCTCTGTTGGTCTAATACCTGGGCCAAAGCCAAAATCTTGTGGTGGTATTCTTTGTAGATCTTGCCTTTTTCGTAACGCTGTTCCACCAGCTACAGGAGGTCTTTCTGGTGGACCCAAACCACTTCTTTCTCTACCTAATGATCGCTTGTCTTCAAAATCTGTTCCACCTGCACCACCTATTGATGGTGGTTTTATAGGTATTATTGGTGGTGGTACCATAGGTGGAGCCATAGGCTGTAATTGATTTTGTATTTTATCAAACGCATTTTGTAATGGACTACGCACTTGTGGTACAAGTGGCAGAGGTTGTATAGGTGTGTTAGGTAACATTGGTTCAGGATCTTTAAATATAGGTCTTGTACCAGTAATTCTTTTAGGTCTGCCTATCGGTGACATAATATTTTCTCTAAATGCTTTTGAAAGAAAGCCCATTATGCTTGCCCTACTTTGTTGAATTGCTCAAAGGTCTTCATAAGTTTGTCCATATTCTTTGCACCTTTCTGTCTGTCTGGTTTGCCATTTGGTATAAGCTCTATACCTGTTTCTGTTTTTGTTACTTTAAAACCACCTAATCCATTGTTAGCAGCAGATGTCATAACAAACTCACCATCACTTAACATAGCTGGTATGTCATCACTTGTACCTGTTCCTGGACCTATACTTGGACCACCCATACGCATATCAAGTTCTTGTAGTCCACCCTCAGCAGCACCTCTTATACCTAAATCAAAACCTGTAAATGTAGGTGCAGGCATTAGATCTGGTCTTACAGATTGTCTTATGTCTTTGAGTCCACCTTCTTTCTTTTCAAAGTCAGATTTAACTGCTTTTCCATAAAGTGCCGCAAGTGATGCAAGACCTGGATTTACACCCATAAAACTACCATCACCACCACCAAATTTACCATCTGGGCCTTTTAAAGAATCTTCGATGCCTTTGAAAATACTTGGTGTATTGCCTTTACCTAATATTGCTCTACCAATATTAAAACCACTACCTGTATTTGGAACATTTACACCAGGTATAGCTATGGTGTCACCTGCAACTATTGCATTTGCGTCTTGAATAGTAGGATTAGCAGCAAGTAACTCGTTTACTGATACATTGTTGGCTGCTGCAATACTGGTTAAAGTATCTCCTTGTTGTACGGTTTGTTGTGCAGGTTGTTCACCACCCATTCCTAACATACCACCTATACCACCTCTTATAGAGCCAAGCGTACCTAAAACGCCTTTACCACCTAATAAGCTAGAACCAATACCACTTGGTATACCTAGAGCACTACCTATACCACCCAAAGCTCCACTTAATGCACCACCTACGCCAGGTATTAACAAAGCTCCTGCTAAAGGTGCTACCTTTTTAACTACTTTCTTTAAAGTTTTACCAAGTTTTTTAAGAAACCCAAACTCTGCCATACCTGTTATAGGGTTGATAGACATACCTTGACCTACAGTATATTCACTAGGATCTAGTCCAGCAGACATCATTTCTTGTTCTATAATTTTTTGTGTTTGTGGAGAGATAACTGGTGGAACAACCATTTCCCCTGGTGCTACATGGGCAAGCATACTGTCCTCTCCTCTACCTAGACCTGCTATACCACTTAGATTATTCATTTCATTCATGCTCAAATCATTCCTCATTACATTTTAACCAAAATACTAATAAGTATCTATCTCCTGATTCTACTGCAAGTCCCCTATGCATATGAGTAAAACTCGGAAAAATTAGAGCGTGGCCTGTTGGTAATGGCTCGACTGTACCACGTTTTAAAAATTCAGTTCCGCCACCTTGGTAATCGCCTGTGTTAAGAGGCACTACCATACTTATATCAGCACTTGCATCGTGATGCCAAGCACCTTGTCTTTTATCCTTTAAATTATAGTTGGCTATTTGTATTCCGCCACTATCAACATGACGATTCCAAATATTCAAAAATATAGGATTACCAATAGTATATATCGTTTGCATCAAAGATTGAAAGATTTGTGGACAATTATCTTGAAAAGTTATTTCTGGTATTTGTCTTAAATTATCCTCTTCAGGGTTAGGTTTAAACCCAAAATGTCTTTCTAGGCTTTTCATTTCGTCTAAAAGTATGTCGCAAAACTTTTGTGAGAAGAATGGTACTGTATACACATCTTTAAGTGGTTCTTGTATTATTTCGTCTAAAGGTGTGTCTTTTCTTTCTTGTGTACCACTATCTTCATAGAAGTTTACTATTGGCTGAATAGAGTCTTTTACTGCATGAAACGTATCCTTTTGTATATACCAATCAGCTGGGTAACACAGTAGATGGTTTTTTATAACATATCTTTTGTATAAATCTTCTGCTGTATTCATAGTGTTATAACAGTATCACCACCTGTGCTTATTGTTACTGCACCAACCTCTGCTGTCATTTCAAAACCTTTGGGTAGAGTTCTTTCACCTATATCTACCCATTTATTACCTGTATAAACTTGTAGAACACCAACTGTTGTATTCCAAATAATGCTACCATCATTAAATTTAAGGGTGTTTTTTTCTGCATCGCTAATTTGTCTTACATTATCAAGATCAACAGAACCAAGGTTAATTTCAAGTATTCTTACTAATCTGTTAAACAGATCTGATGTAACATTATCACTAGCTAAAGGTAGCTGTGTTTGTAAAAGTTTGCTCATCTTCTACCATCTGGCTTTATATCTATACGTGTAGCCCCTAATCTCCATCCTATTGATAAATTACCATTATTAGTAGCATCATCATCAGATTCAAATCTTAATGCAATTTGCCTAGACCTACTTCGCACAAAAGCTTGTTGTGTAGAAGAAGTTATTGCACTTGTAGAGTTTGTTGTTAAAGAGTCACCAGGAAAGTTTCTTGTTTTTAAAACAACATTTACACTACCATTATTAGTTGTATCTTGTATAAATTTATAATCTGGTATAATACGTTTTATAAAACTGTATTGTTCTCCATCTCCTATATCCATATCCGAACTTTCAATAAATACATTTGTCATAGGTGAGCCATCATCATTAAATCCTGTTTCTTGTTGATATAGATAACCGCTTGATACAGCTCTTGGATAATTTACAATGCCTGAATCAAGCCAAGCAGTTCTTGATAACTGTCCGTAAAACCAAATGCCCTCTACATAGTTGTATATAACATATCTATCTATTTCATCTGAACTTGATGAGCAGTAAAACCAACCAACCTCGCTTTTATCTTTTATCGTAAATGCGTTAATTTTAAATGACTGTGTTAAGTTTATATCTGAAAAAACATAGTTGTGTACTGAACAAGGTAAAGTTTGAACACTACCATTATATGAGTAAAAGTTGTTGTAGCTCATCCAATATTGGCCACTTGGTGCTGTTACAGCGGCTTTAGGACCTATTAATCCAGTACCTTCGTTGATTAAATTAATACCAAAGGTAAAAGGCGGTCCAATAAACTGCATACTGTAAAGGGCTGTGTCAGTCCACACTAATATTTCTTGTCTTGACTTAACCCCACCAATAATTGATGAACCTGATGAAAGTCTTAAAGAGCCTGCTGTATTTGTAGATAGTGGTTCAAAATCTGTGTCATTTTCTTGATCACTAAAAGCAATCAACATAGGATCTATTGTACCAGTTCTTGACGAGCCAGATATAGGATCTGCACCTAAAACAATAAGATGCCTATCTTTTTCTGATGTTAATACTTGTAACCCTTTAGTAGGAACTAAATTAGCACCTGAAATACCCGAAAGTTCTACAGCTCTTGTCCCCACACCATTATTTTCTGTCCATTTGTATATACCTGCGTTTCTCTGATTAATTATTAAATCTTCACCAAAATGATCATGTGTCCATATTCTTAACTGGTTACTATCACTTAAAGCAGATGTGCTACCAAAGGCACCAGATCCCCAACCGTTAATACCCCAACCTGTACCAGGTACATAAACATCTAATCCAACATTTAATTGATATGCTCCTACAACAGATGATCCACCATTACCTGAATCAGATGCGTTAGCTGTTACTGTAGTGCCAGAAGTATCTTTTGCTTCTATAGTATAACTATTAGCGTTTACTATGGTTACTATTTGGTATTCTTGATTTAACACGGCAGCAGTTATGTTGCCTCCTAAACTAGATGCACCTGAAAATGTAACAAAATCATTTTGAACAGCACCGTGTGAGGTATCTGCAACGGTTATAGTAGCATCTCCGTTTGATGCAGAAAAAGTTACATCACCAGCTGATGTGGTTAATCTTATAGGTGTAATATCATTAAAATTATTACCACTCTCAATATAATACTTAAAAGTTGTGCCAAGTCCTAGGTACTTCGTCCCTGCTAAAGAAATCCAAGCGTGTAAGGCTCTTGCTGTACCAAGATAAGTGTTGTCTGTTAATTTTGACCATCCGCCAAACTTTTCTGGTCTACCTTTACGAAAACGCACAAGATTGCAGTCAAACCATCCTCCTTCATTATCGTAAGCAGTACCCTCTCGGTTTATTCCTGGTCTGAATGTTAGTTTTTGTAATGGCATTTACACCTCTGTCCAATCTTTACCTTCAAACAAGAGGGCTTCTGCTTCTCTTCTTCTAACCAAGCCTTGTAAAACTTTACCACCAGCTTTATTCCATCTTTTAATTTGTGATGGCACTTCTTCAAATTCTTTATTGTTTAAAACTTTTAACATAGTAGAAGCTTTAAGATTTGATGGTCCAAGATTAAAAACCCAACTAACTAAAGCATCAAACTGATTTTGATCAAGATCAACAGCAACGCTATCTTTTACATAACTTTCATATTCTTTCATTTCATGTAAAAGTAACGCATCAGCTTCTTCTTGTGTAATGGTGTCTTTTTCTTTAACACCTTTGGTAGATCCATATCCTATTGTCCATACACCAGCTGCACATTTGTAAGCCTCTAGCTCACAACCTTCAAATTTTTTTATTAAGGCTATGCCTTCTTGAGATATTTGCATATTAGTCTCCTTTTTCTGGGGAATGAGATGCTCCGAAATAAAACGAAATAATTGCACTCGCAAGTCCTCCAAGATAACCAAGCACTAAATTTATAAGTGCCTCGCTGTTCTGTTCAGGTGGTTGTAGGGTCACCAAGAATATATAACCAAGAAAGCCACCGATAGTAAATAAGCCTATAATTCTAGCAGTCCAGTCTTTGCTAAACATACCCCTAGCGTGTTGTTTATCTGCTACTTCTAGTTTAAATACATCAACATCAAGTTCTTTCATTTGCACTTCAAACTCTTGTTCTGCTTTTTTAAGCTCTAACATCTGTTCTGGTGTTGCATTTTGTATTGCTTGCTGTACTGATTTTTGGTCATTAGATACGCCTAAGACTTCAGCTATTTTACCCATAGCCATATTACCAAGTGGGCCACCCATGGCAGATCCCAATGTAGGAGCTACGGCACCTACAATATTTTTAAGTAATCCTTTCATATTAAAAACCTCGTTAATACTGCAATACCTATAGCACCAATAAAGCCAAACACCCCAAAGGTTGCAGCTTTTATGGTTGAGTTTATATAAGTAATTTCTTGTTTAATGTCAGAAAACTCATTAAAAGCAGTTTTCCAGCGTTCATGAGATATTGTTTCTAGCTTTGTAAGTCTTTCTGCAACATCGTTTACTGTCATTTTTTTATTAACCATCTTGTAACGTATATATTTTAACTGGCTTTTCTTTGCCTTTAACAAAAATACTATCAAGTTCTTTTAACAATAATTCGTTGCTAAAATTACTTGCACTAATAGTATCATAACCTATAACAATATCTTCTCCAACATCCTTGGTTGAGCTCTCTAATCTAGCCGCAAGATTAACAGCATCTCCAATAGCCGTATAATCGAACCTATCTTCGGATCCACAGTTACCTAAAAGGGCATTACCTGTATTGATTCCTACACCTATTTCTACATCTAAATTAGCATCTTTTATATTTTGCTGTATTTCTTCAGCACAAAGAACGGCTAAAGTTTCATGGTTGGGTAGATCAATCGGTGCGTTAAATATAGCCATCATAGCATCACCAATGTATTTATCTACCATGCCCCCGTATTTTTTTACTGCATTTGCTTGTATTGTAAGAGCTTTATTCATAATTTCTGTTACTTGTTCTGGTTCCAATCGTTCTGACATAGCAGTAAAACCTCTTACGTCTGTAAATAAAAAGGTGCAATATCTACGCTCACCACCAAGCACTAGAGAACTAGGGTCATCTTGTAGTTTTTTTACTTGTCTTGGATCAAGATAATGTTCAAACTGTTTTTTAATCTGCTGTCTTAGTTTGTATTGTTGTCTAAATCTTAAGTAAAAAGCTATAGATCCTGTAATAAATTCAGATATTAAAGTCCAAGAAACATCTATTAGTAAGCCTTTTTGAATTAGATAATATCCTGTTAAAGAAGTAATAATCATAAGTATTGTTGCTACCGTTATACCCCAAGTAATACCTAATAGGTGCAAAGCAAACCATACCAAACTAATAAAAACAAAAAGACTTAGCAATTCAACAGATAAAGCATAATCAGGTATGTAAGGACTATTTTGTATAAGTATTGATTCTGCTAGTGCTGTTTGTATTTTATGTGGTTCAAGCAATCCAACTGGTGTAGCTATCTGTGGCATAACTCCGTTAGCAGTAACACCAACAAATACAAACTTGTTTGCAACATTCATTTCAGATAGTGTAGTTTGTGGTGTATCTACCCAGCTAATCCACTTACGACCAAGGCTATCGGTTTTAACAGGTGGTATTCCTCTTATTGATATTTCTTCTATACCATTATCATTAGTTTTTATAATGTAAGTTTTTACATCAAACAAAGATTTATATATTTGTGTACCAAAACTGGGTATCCATTCGTTATTTGGTGTTTTAACTAAAAGTGGTATTCTGCGAACTAACTGATCAATATCTGTGGGAGCAATGGCTAAACCTTGGTAAGAGTGGTTGGATAGTAGAGTTAGGTTTTCCTTCACTCCCGTAGAAATTATACCACCATTATCCTCTCCCATTACAACAGTACCAGGCGTTTTTGGAAATTGACCTTTGCCGTCTTCAAACATAGCTATCACAGATGGTGAATAACCAAGAGCAGAAGCAAACATTTCATCACCACCCATACGATCAGCTTGAGGAAAAGATATAACCCAACCTACACCTACGGCTCCTTCATTCAGTAAATCTATATGTATTTCTGCTAATCTTTGTCTTGGTAAGGGATAACCACCCTCTATTTCTACATCTTCTTCAGTTATGTTTAAAATTACAAAATTGCCTGATGGTCCAGGTGTTTTTATAAAAGTGTCATACACTTTGAGTTTTATTATCTCTGTAGGCGTGCTTTGAAATAATACAGGTAATGATAGTATTATAAGTAAAGGTAATAATAGTCTCTTCATTTAATCACTCTGAGTGATAGTAATAACGCTATCACTTCCTCCATTGATTTTTATTATATTAGATACACCATCTTGTATCAAAATAACCGTATAGGCATTACTACCATTAAGATCTACTCTAACGCTTTCGCTAACCTCTCTTCTAAGACTTACTACGTTACCTGTAATTAAAGTTGTAATTTGAGTATCAGGATCTTTACCTAATAAAGTGCCAGCTATTTGTGTGCTAGTGGCTTGTGCTAGTTGATCCTCATCTTCTGCTACAGCTAGTGCATCTAGTACATTTAACAAGTCTTCAAGGTAATTAACATCAAGATAATTAATATCTAGCTCAGTAAACTCTAAACTATCTTCTTTTAAATAATCTTCTGCAAGATAGTCTATATCAAGATCGTTAAAATCTAGTACGCTATCTGCTTGTGTACTTGTGGTTTCTTCTTCAACCAAAACCTCTTCTTTTGGAGGAGTTACAATAAGCATATTGTCTATAACATCAAGCGTAAGATCTAAAATGACTGGTTTGGTGGGAGCTGATTCAAATACGCTTACTGTAGTAGCTTCATAAGGTTTGTTTAGTAAAACGGTGCCCATAGCAGTAACTACCTCTATTTCGCCACTAGAGAGCCCTAGAGCGTCTGGTAACAAAATAATAAGGCTACGTCCTAATTCATCAACTGTAGCCGTAAAATCAGTCCCACGTATTGCTATGTTAGCTGTAGGTGTTTTAAGTTTTATGTTTTGTTTATCTATACGATTAAGATTGCCTGTAATAAATCTGGCTGTACCAAGTCCAAAGGTAAGTGCCATCTTAGCTTTGCTTGGGTCGGGATCATAAATATACTCGTCAATTAGTAATTGACTGTGTTCGGTAAGCTTTACCGTTGATTCATCAAGAAAAGTTATAGCCATACGGCCATCTTGTGTTACGGCTTCATCATTACTTTGTATTGCGAACTTTAGATTAGCATCATACGGTTTGTCTCTAAGTATCTGAGCTGTCCCGTTAAGTTCGGAAATATCTCCTATATCAGCAGCTTGTGCTTGTGCCTTGGTCGTTTTG